TGCGTAACCAGTCACTCGTGTCATCAACATGTATCTTAGAGCATCGTAAGCGTGATCTTCAGACTTTGTATCTACATCTTCGCTGTTCGATTTAGAGAGGGGTATACCTGCCAGTTGTTTGACAATGTTCTGACAAGAAGAGAAGATACGCAAACGAGGCTCGCCGCTGTACGGCTCGTCAGCCAGCCGTCGGTGAACCTCCATCTTTCCTTGAATTCTGTTACGATCCGACGGCGTCCATCGAACGCCTTGTCGCATCATCACCTCTGCTATAGAGGGTCCGAAACCTGTCTTGTTCCAGCACGATGAATCGAGAACCGTGTAGTGTGGCTGCGGATCAAGTTGTTCCGCTTCCATTATTTTATCAGCCAGTTCCTCTGCTGTCAAGTGTTTTTGATATAATTCTCTGTATATCCAAATATTATTGTCCCAATCGATTGCCCCCCACAAAACACACGACGGGGCAGCGTAGCCATAGTCCGCTGCGCGTATGCGGGGCCAGTTCGTCGGGAGGTCGAAGGGTTCGACAACATGCTTCGAACGACTGAATTCGGGGAAGGCCGCTCCCTCCGCCACGTCCCAATCACCTTCGAGAAGCCGCTTCCGTTCGACTTCTGGGAGCGATCTGAGCATCGACTCATACTGGCCGTCTGCCATCAGATAGGGATTGTCGGTCAACCGTGCCGGTACAAACTTACGGAAGAACAGCGGCTGACCTGCTTTTTCGTGACCATCAGGCCACAAGAAGGGTTTCTGTGTCTCTATATCGAAGGCAGGAAAAGGCTCGTTTGGTTCCACGCCTTCAATATATGTTTTCTTGACCCACCAACCACCCACTCCTCCGGGGTTGGCTGTGCAGCGCATGTACAGGTGTTGCTGGAGTTCAGGATCAGTAGCACGAAGGCGAGAACGCAGGTAATCCCAGACATAGGGCGTAGGATACTGAGTAATCTCATCTATGCCGATCCAGTTGAATGCCTGACCTTGAAAGCGAGTGACGTCCTTGTCTTTGTCGAGGTAGGTGAACCAGATCGTTGCACCAGAGGGGAAGACCCACGTCGATTTGGACTCACGAAACTTCGCACCGGGGAACGCTTTAGGGTATAACTGGCGAGATTTGTCTATGAGTTCGGTAAGTTCGTCGAGTGTACGACGGAGAAGAAGACCACGATGATTAGTATTGTGACAATAACGTAGCGGATCAGCAAGAAGTGCAAAACTTTTTCCACCACCGGCGGCACCACCGTAGAGTACGTCTCGCTCACCCGCTGACAGGAAGTCCGTTTGAGGTCCGTCATTCGGTTGAAAAACGATTTCACTTTCGCCGACAAGTTCTGAAACTGCATCTGGTAGAGCATCCAAATCCCCAAGATCGATTGTGGCAGAAGTGTCTCCTTGAAGAGCTTTTTCAACCTTCGTAGCAGTTTGTTCGAGTTGTCGGGCATATCTTCGCTTATCCTCTGCGGCTTTTGTGGTTTTTTCGGCTCGTTTTTTGGCAGCATTGACACGTTTCGTCGCTGCGCGGCGCGCACGCTCGCGCGTAGAGAGGTTATATGTGGCTTTGGGCGCATTCGGGTCCTTTTTGGGTCGTCCGCGCCGCTTCGGAGCCGTCTCAGCCATCGATAGTGACTTCGTCTTTGGGTGGGAGGAGAACGACACCGTGTACAGCGGCTACACTGTGGTTGATTTGTTCAGGAGCTTTGACTCCGACACGGTTCAGTAGCGATTCCGCTGCTTTGAGGCGCAAGTCGTCTCCGCGTTCGGGGGCGGGGTTGTCTATAGAGTGGACGAGACGGTTTGCTGCACGCAAGGCATTGACGGAGAGAACGTCTTTTGTACGTTCGACGATCTCATCTGCGAGGTTTTTACGCAACCAAGCAGCGGAGCCGCGTGAATATCCCGCATCTACAGCCGCTTGAGTGACTTGACCTCCGTTTTCGAAGAGCAAATCGAGGAAGTGGCGCTGTTTTTCGGTTAGCTCACGCTCTTTTTTAGGCTGTTGGGGTAGTAAATTCATCGGATTAGGTCTGAACGTCGTCTTTAGGGGCGCACGATGTGCTGACTACAGTGAATCCGGGGGATATTTCCCAGATGCCACTGATCATTTCCTCTATTCTTTCTATACATTCATCCTCTGTGCGGTATGGTCCTCGTGTATCCTCGAAGGTTGCACACTGAGGAGGGCCAAAAAATATGCACGCCGTGACCATCGCTGTTAACATGGTGTTCTCCTAGAGTGGGAGTGAGACACGCCCTTGCCCTTACACGTTTCTTCTTAAGGATTTGTGGACGGGTGTGACAAAAGTGGCGTGACTCACAACATAAGTATAACAATCGCTTATCTTCGTGTCAACTTTTTTTCTTGACAACTCCGAAATCTGACTGTACACTGGCGTAAGGTCCGCCGGGGTTATATATAGGTACACCCACAGGTCCGATGCAAGGGGTCCGTATAACGATTCCGCTGCATCCCCGCAGCCCTTCCGCTGCATACTCATCCCGAAAACATCAAAAAAATAAAATCGCTGGGGGTATTGCTAGCCATAGCCGGGGGACCCCCAGTGGCGCTTGCGTGCGCCCGCGCATTGATTTTATTATCTTTTTCTTTTGCCAAGACATCGGCGAGGACGGGAAAAACCGGCCCTGAACCTCACCCCAAGGAATCCCGATCATTCAGGGCGGCGCTAAAGAGCATCGCGGCTCACACCCGCGCCCGTGTGATCCGGTTTGCCATGCTGATAAAAATAAAGAGTGGACATCGCGAGCAAAAAGCGCAGCAATCCCCGAACAGTGAACCCGGCGATTTATCCTGACGTTACAGGCGGCAAGGGATATATCCAGCACCCGCCCAAAAAAGAACCCCGCCAGCTAGTGACGGGGTCAAGTCTTCGGAGGAAACAAACGGGTCCGCTACAGATCGCCGACCCAGTAACACTCGGTGGTAACGAAAGCCACCCGGAATTCCGCAACAAGCTGGTCTTCCATTGCGTGCCGTGCGGCGTGCGCGGCGCGCTGGCAATTCCGCTCGGTCACATAACGATACTCGGACCATTTCGACGGGATGCACCGATCGTGGACCGGCCACCCGTCCGAATAAGTCATGATGCAAGCACCGATCACGAAAGCGAACATCAGACTGAACCCCCCGGCTTGAAATCCGCAAGAAATTCTTCCAAATTGTCCTCCTTTTCGACGATAGGCGGCAGGCCAGTCCCATCGATCAGCTGCCCGTGATCCAGTAACGCGGTGATGATCAAAACGATCTTCCCGTCTTCAACTAACTTGATCTTAAGCATGTCATCATTGCAAAGCGTGGTGCGTTCGATCCGAACAGTGCCGCCCTCAGAGGCACGGGTTGCACCGACAAAGATATCTGCGGAAGTAATAAGCATCTGATTTTCTCCTATGGTTAAGATGCAAAAAGGGCCGGGGAAAAGCCCCCAGCCCCAAAACGATAGGCGTTTATGATTCAGGACGCAATGCGAAATATCTTGCGATAGCGCCCAGCCCGTCCGCGAACAGGCTTCTCTTCGACGTTATAACCGGCTTTCCGCAGGCGCGACAGATAGTGATAAACACTCTTCTTCGCGACGCCGATGTTGCCAGCTAAGGTCGGCACAGCCTGAAAGCCCCGCCGCAGTTCTGCGATCAACCGATAATCGGTGTCACACAGTACGACGTCGTTGACGATCTGCCGCACGCGCGTCGCCGGAAGCGCTCCCGTGCCGCTGGTGGCTCCGCTGCCGAGCGCGGTGATGATCCGCTCCCGCTCGTCCGCCCGGACGTCCGCCTCGATCAGGTCCATCACCCGCTGAAACGCTCTCTTCGTGTCGTTCTTGATCTGCATCTCGTTTTCTCCTTTATGCTTTGATCAGATACCATACAACCATGATCACGGCGATCACGATTAAGCTTTTGTAGACTAGCATCAACCCCTTTAGCAAGTTCAAGCGGCGACTCCTTCCAAGTACTTCCACGCCGGAGATTCGATCACCGCTCGGACCTCGTCGTTGCGTTTCGCTGTCTTCAGTTCCTTGCGTCCTGCCGTGTTAGTGAGCGGCAAGTGTGTCGCGTAGTGTGTCAGGGCGTTATAAGCTGCCCACAGTGTCTCGCCCAGTTCGTTCCGCTCTTCGCCGAAACGCTCAAGCAGCCAGTTCAATTTCTTCTGGTTTACCGTGACGTCTTCGTCGTCATGCAGCACCCGTGAAGCGGCGTTTTTCTTGTAACAGATCGTCTCTTTCAGGATGTCCGCAAACTGGCGCGGCGTCAGCCCCGTCTCGCTCCAGCGTGTCATGAGATCAGACTGATCCCGCCACATCTCCAACCCCATCGTTGCCTTTGCAATCATGGCGTCCGGCGACAGGGTGCCTTTGTGTATCTTCCGCTGGTGGTAAGCTTTTTCGCCACCAAAGACCAAAGTATTACGGCACAGGTCGCGATAGGCTCCGGAAAATATCTGAAAGGCCCAAGACATGTCGACGCTGTTAAAGATATCCATACGGCAGCGGACGATGTCAGGCTTGCCGGTCCGGTTTTTTGTCTGTTTCGACAGGTCGTGAAAAATGATCGTGCGGTGCGCCCGCGCCCCGGCATCGTAGACGCGGTCGAGTACCTCGACGTTATCAAGCGGCAGGTCCGACGCGGCTAGCTGACGCGCCTGTGCCTCGAAAACCGGCCCGTGATTCACAAGGGCGTAAGTCTTGCCGATAGGTCGAACGTCCAGAAGCTGACGTGTTTTCGAGTTCATCAGCCCGTGAAAACGCTCCACCTTAACCGGCGTCACAAGGTCGTCCGCCGTGCTTACCATCGCTTCTAGTGGCACCCGCTCGACAGCCCCGAAGTGGTTGTAAAGCGAAAGGTCTTCTATCTTGTTATGACGGGCAAAGTGGTCCCGGCCCGTGCTTGTCGCAGCCTCGAAGGCGTGCATGGTCATCAATTCATTCATGCTGTTTTCTCCTCTTGAAATCACCGGCCCAGTGCCGGTCAGCACCCACAAGATAACACAAGTTCCGCGCAGCGGAAGCGAATTCCGCCGCCGGAGTGGATGCGGCCCCGCGACTCGCCGCAC